ATCCCTTATGCTACGCCATATTTTGCAAAACCCTACTGTTTAGTGGGGTTTTTGCATTTTTTGTAATCAATTTTTCCGCTCGTTTCCGCTGTGTTCCGCCCGTTTCCGCTGTGTTCTGTCACATAAAGTGTCACATATTTTTGCCAATTCTATGCCAATTTTACGCCAACAGTTTAGCAAACAAAAGCCGACGATTATCTCGACGGCTTTGTGTTTATCCGCTTCAAGCAGCGATACCGCAATATTTTAGTAAAGATTTTTGTTGCGACCGCGTAAGTCCTATCCTACCGATAAAGTTTTTTATCGCTTGCTCGTTCCCCTCGATGCTATATCCGAGATAAGCAAGTATCATAAGAATTTCATTGTTGCTCAAATTCAATTTTTGCAACAATTGCAATATTGCTTGTTTTTTCGAGCCTGCAATAACATTGCCTTTCTTATCGACTTTGCTCTCAACACTCTTGCACGCGGCAATCGTCATAGCGAAACGAGATATATCCATCACTTCTCCAAAGAGTTGATTCTTTGAATCGGCATCTTCGCCGACAGTTTCAAACACGGCGTTCTCGTAATAATAGTCGTATATCCACTTAATCGCTCTTGCTTGGATTTCAGCCGATAGCGACGAGAATGAGCGGCTTTCGATAAGTTCCTCGACCTCTTTATTGGCTTGACCGTAAGTCGCCTTAAACGCCGTCTGTTGCTTTTTAGACAAGGAATAAGTTTCGCCATTATAATTGAGCGTATCTTTGACCGTACGCGGAAGTACGGTGTAACCTTGCGCATAAAGTTCACGCAGACGATTATTCACTTGTTCAGACGTGTCTGTCATGCCGTTATCTTTGAGCATCAAGCCGATGATTGTCTTTTGCAAATCGACGTCATCTTTTTGCATAGCCTTTTTCAAGTCTTTTGTGTAGCCGTTGTTATAGAATATCGAATTCCATTCATACGCCGTAGACGGTGAGAAGCGTTTTGTGAAGCCGTACACATAGTTATAAACATTACGCGTCGGAATACCCGTGACTTGTCCTATTGCGTCGATTAGGCTTTTAAGCGGCTTTGCAATATCGGTTGAATCCCAAACATCGCCCTTAATCATTGTCATTGAGCTTTCGATAACATCTTTGATGGATTCTGCAAGGTTCATAATACCTTCCGTGGCATTATCCTTTACGTCATACCCTTCGACGACTAAACTGTAAATGTCACGGACGATGGGTATCATTCCAACCATAGAAGATGCAAAGTCCATTCCGAGATCTTGCCAAAAGCTGATTTCGTTTCCTTCTTCATCCTCTCTGTCCTTGTTGAGGGCAAACTTCATAAGTTGCCCCATTAACACATATACAAGATTTGACACTATTATTGCAGTTGCGGCTTTTGCCATGAATACATGCGCGCTCCTGACTTTTTGCTGTGAAATCGTGCCGGGATTCGTCTTGTTGAGATACTTGTAAGCCGATGCTCGCTTTGCAGCTTCATAAAGTCGAGATATGTACTTGAATCCGTCCGAATTGAACATTGAGTACATTTTCGCAAGAGCGTTCGATGAACGTTGCATTGCCGACAATTCACTCCGGGCGTTATTACCTTGCGTCATTCGTCCGACTTCTGCGTGCAATTTGCCTGCTTCGACCATGTTCTCTTTCGTTCCAAATTTAAGTCCCGTTCTCTTCTCGACTTCACATTGGCAAGCGTTCCAAATAAGGCGGTTCATCCAGTTGTCCATCATTTGGATGCCGACGGTTGTCATGTTCGCTACTTTTCCGAGCTTTTCCGACGCTGTTTCCGCAAGAATCAGTCCGTTGTCATGCGCTTTGACAGCTGCCCATTCGCTATATATAAACATATTTTGAGCGTTTGTACCTTTGTACCATGTCGAGTGCGCCATTGCTTTTGCCATTGAATCGAGCGATACATACATTGAAATTGCAGGATAGCCCGATATCTGCGACAGGATTGTCTTTATATTAAAACCGAGAGCAAACGTTGCAATGTTACTTCTAATAAGATTCAGTGCTTTGTTTGCAAGACTGTTTTTCTCGCGACTAATGCCTTGAATATCTTCAAGAAGAGTTGTGATATAGTTGTTGAATCCGCTCCACGACTGCTCGTTGATTGTGTTGCGTATAGATTTTGTCGCGCCGTTCTCACCGATATTACAATTATATATGCGTTGGAACTCTTTGATAGGTATTGCCAGTCCGCAATAGTTGCCGACTTCTCTCGCATGTTTGTTTATGACGTTGAGAATCGGTGATACGGTTATTCTGCGCTCATTCTTCACACGCTCTTTTGTAAACGAGTAATTTGCGACTGACACTTGCATCGCACTTCTTGTGGCTTCCGCGTCGGCAATCGGCTTTGACATGTCGCCCGAATAACGTGTTATCGGGAAATAGTCGCTCTTTGCATCTGCGTTGATGAGCGTGTATCCGCGATATTGAACATCGGTTTCCGCCATTGCCTTTCCGGTTGTATCAAAGAACTTGCGTGCGACTTTGAGAAAGTCTTTATCTGCTTTCGTAAAATCATCATACAGCGATGATATGTCGGAATCTGTAAGTTTCCCACAATCAATCCAATAACCTTTTTCGTCAACATAACCCCAACCGCCGTTTTTCAATCCGTTGATGGAATCGGCTTGTTGAGAGAGCATATACAATGACAACGCAACGTCTACCCTAATTTCGTGACCGCCGACTTTGATTTTATCCGCGAGGTGCTTCTTGTAGCTTTTATGCGCCTTCGTGAAGTCGTCAATAATATCTGTAAACGAATTGGTGAGATATTGAGCGTGTGTTGCGCCTTCTTGAATGTCCTTGAACGAATCGACAAGGGGATTGTTGTCTTGATAGCCAAACATCTCGCCAATAAGCGCAGTCGGATCAATTATCGACTTTATGGCGTTCGAAACATTCTCTCCAATTCTCGTGTGCTTTTTGACGTGTGGGGCAATCGCTTGCGCTTGCTTGTTCGCTTTTATTGCAGCATCAGACAAGACGATCTTCTTTTTATTGACTTCGACCGTATTATAGTTTTTGAGAACGTGACGCGCACTGCCGAGAACCGCGCCGACAAGACGCAATTCATCAGATGATAATGGTTTATTATTCTCAACTTTTTGTCCTTTATACTTGCCTGATTTTGCTTCTCTTGTTTGATTTTCCGAAATCGATTCTATGGCATTGAGCGTGAATTTATCGAGATAACCGATGTTTTCGACACTTGCATCATTCATCATCATTTCGATAGTTTGCGCGTCAAGTCCGCCCGTTAAAAGCGGATTGTTTACATTGTACCACTTGCCAAAGTCGGCAATAATTCTGCGAGTTGCGCCCTTTTTCAGTTCGCCGCGATATTTTATTCCTGCCAACTTCTTTACAACGCTTGCAAACTCTTTGTTCATAAGGTCGCTCGCATTGTTGTATTTTTTAAGATTGTCGGCAGATAGTGATACCGCCTCACTCCAAACTTTATCGACGAGTCTGTGATATTCTTTGTTGTATTCAATGTCGTCTGCGGCGCGAAGTTCTGCGGAAACCTCAATATCACGGATTTTTTCTTCAAGCTCTTTGACTTGTTTGTCGTAAGCGTGTTTTGCTTTTTCTTCGGCAAGCTGCGCTTCGAGCGTGGCAAGTTTTGTCTTTTCTTCGGCTTTTTGACGAGCTTGTTCGAGAATCGTATTTGCTTCGCGTTCGGCAGAGCGCACATAATCGTTCCATTCTTTTGCAGTCCCGTTTTCTTCCATAAACGACAAGATGTCGTCGCGGATTTCTTCTTGCAAAGAATCGTACTCTTCGGGCGAAAGCAATTGTTTTGCTGTTTTCGACAGTTCGCGACTTGCAAGATTTCGAGATTCTTCAATAACATCGAGCATTTCCAAAAACTGATCCGCTACATTGTCGCTTTGGAATGTATAGCCGCGAGATTGCAATTCGCTTGCAGCATCATCAACGCTTATTTTGACGCTTGCATCTTTTGCAGAACCCCAAATAAGTCTTATTGTGCGAGCTTCTTTTTCTCCGTATTTCGACTTCACTTCTGCCATTATATCGGCAGTAAGATTAAGTTTGTGCATGTATTGTCGCATTGCATCGGATAATCCCGTAATGTCGCTTAAACGTTGAGGATCAACATCGGTAACAACCATATTATTGATTATCGCCGTTGACAAATCATCCGCGTACGCATAGCGCACTGATTCGTCGTTTTGATTTGCCATTGCAATAATTTGCGTGGCAAGCCTGTCGGCGTTTGTATCCTCGCTGAAGAATTTGGATGCATCTTCGATGTGCGCGAAATACTTGCCGTAATAATCGAGCTGCATTCCGTCAAGTCGTTCGATGAGCTTTGTTTTTGACTTCTTATCGTTGAATATCGGCTTTTCACGCAGTGAGTAACGAATATCCGGATTTGCTGTCGGGTTGAGATTATCAATGCTTTTTATTTGATTTGCATCAAATACAACATATTGCGTATTATGCAAGCCAAAAGAATTTGCATCGAAGTCTGTGTGAATAATGAGTCCATCATAACCTTGTTCTTTCAGCTGTTTAACAAAAAGTTCCTTTGTTTCTTGCGCGTTTTTAAGAGCAAAGCCATTGCCATTGAAGTTTGCGTCTTCTGCAGACTGCCCTGTAAGAGAATACATATCTGCTCGGAATTTTTCGTATCCGTCACGCGTAAAATGCAGTCGTGATATTTCTTTCCCAAGCTCTTCTTCTTCGGCATAAATAGTCTTGTATTCTTCGGCATCGCGTGTAACATTTTCTCGTTTATCAGGAGAAAGTTTGTCGAGATAAAACGATTGCGTTTTTTTATCATAGTTCTCAACAATCACACGAAATGCATCCCATTCCGCAACGCCTGTAGTTGAATTGTTTCGGTCTATATCGTATAGATACTTGCTTGCTATCTTTGAGCGTTTTTGATGCAAATCTCTTTCTTTCAGAACAACTTCTTTAGAATCATTATCGGTCGTTTCATATATTTTGGGGTTTTCAATTTTTAAGTATGCAGCCATTGCCTTACCTTGTTCATTGTCGCCCCACCATGCGTTTTCTGCCCATCGTTCTGCGCCCTGTTTACTTGTCGTAAACCAAAAACCTATATCGGCTATTGAGTTGGATTCTCCACCTTTTGATTTGTCAAAAATGGTAAAATCGCTTTTTGTTCCGTGATACACAACAAGCAGATTGCCATCCTTATCAACAACCTTGCTATCTTTGAAAAATTCGAGTTGCTTCTTCGAAAGTTTGCGACCTTCTGAATCGGTAGCATTCTCTCGCAATGAATAACGGATATCGGGATTAGCGGTAGGCGTTTCATTTGTCGTTAGCTTAATTTGCTCAGGAAAGAACGCAATGTAAACATCTGACAATCCCACCCCAAACTTTGAACTATCGTCCACGTTTCTAACAATAATTCCGTCATTACCATTTTTGATAGCCTGCTTGAACAATTCAGGATAAACTTCATAATGATACTTTTTTTGTGCGTCGGCAATTAACGGGTTGACAAGATTCAAATAAACCTTACGAACTTCTCCTCCCGTATCATAGTCAACATCATACAGAATTTCAAGTATAGATTTGCCGTCTACCTTAATATTACGGAATTGTTTTTCAAGTTCTTGCCTCTTCGCTGTATCGGTTTCTGTAAGAATTTGCCTTTTTAACGATTCCCTTTTTAATTCATATTCTTTTATGCGTGGGTCTTTATGATTATCTTTTGCGTAGCCCTTTGCGTTTTTGAGATTCGTTGTAAAGTAGAATGCTTTTCCGTAGTCCGTCCCCGTTTGTCTACTTTTATCATATTCAAACGTGAAGAAGTTTCCGTTAGGTGTTCCGTGATACACGACCAAAAGATTGCCGCTCCCATCGACAACTTTGCTATTTTTGAAAAATTCGACTTGTTCTTTTGAAAGTATACGTCCCTCGGAATCTTCTCTAAGAGAATATTTAATATCGCTTTCGGTTGACTTTTCGGAATTTTGGCGTATACTATTATTAGTAGCCGAAACATCGCTCCTGCGGCTTTGTGCCGTATGCGATGGAGAGGCTACTGTTTTTTTGCTTTGAATATTTACTATGTCATACAGCACGGCAGAGCCTTTTGATGTTGTTCCCACAATAATATCTGCTATATACATGCGGTTCTCAACTTGAAAAGTAACAGTTCCGCGAGCAAACTCCGAGATATTATCATTTCTACTGTGTTTTTGTTCTTCGCCAATATAGTTTTTAGATGCTTTAAGCAATTCATCTGCATTATTAAAAGCATTTGATTTATCGATAAACGCCTGTTTGTCAATATTTTTTAGCTGGTTTGCGCTTTTTGAAAAAACCCATTCTTTTGCAGTGCGTTGGTTAATACCAACAACTTGACCGTTTACTTGTATGAGTCGGTTGAATTTGGTGCGTACAATGTTTGATAGTATTGATAGTATGCTTTTAGGAGTGTCGCTTGCCGAAACAACATCAGCATCCACAACTACAACTTGTTCTCCGTCAATTATGCGGAGCGAGCTTTGTGTTGCGACTTTTTGTGGAACAATTGTTTCATTCTTGTCTGTGTTATTATTTTGCTTTCTGATCTCCTGTTGATGTTCAATTGATTTTCCGCGCAGGTAGTCCTCTCCGCTTGCCGCAAGCGCGTCCTCAAAGAGTTTTATGCCCTTTCGCATTTGTTTCAGGGTTTCCACACTGTCTTTCTCACCCTTGAAAACGTTTTCGATAATCTTTGCATAATCGCGCATGTTGGATAAGACCTTGCGTGCAAGGCTTCGGTCGCGGTCAACAAGCTTGTCTATTGTTTCGGCATCGCCAAACAGCAACTCCGCTGCTTTTGCGTTTATTTCGCTTAATGCAAGTTCAACTTGTCTTGCGTCTTGCCCGGACAACGATTCTCTGTTTTTGATTTTATCGTAAATCGTATCGTCAACCTCATAACCGAGATTGCGAACTTTATCGATGGCTGTATCAACAAGCGATTCGCCGTTTAATTTTATAGACCTTAAAAAGTCGTACATTGCACGGTATTCTTTCGTGCCTTCTGCAAAATGGAATGCTTCGTGCGAAAAATCTTGTGCCGTGCTATCGCTCGATGAAAGTCTATCTTTTGATATATACATAATATCGCCATCGAGGTGCGCATTATCGGGCATCGATTCGGCAACGACAACTTTCAAATCAACTCCGCTTTTTTTGCCCGTCAGTTTGAGAGCCTTTTCAAGCTTTGACATGTTGGCGCGTTGAACTTCGTCGAGATTCGTTGCAATGGAAAGATTACGCTCGTGCAGAGCGTTTGCAACTTCCGTTCTGCGTGATACCGCAAGAGAACCCGACATTGCCTGCGTTGCTTGCTGTGCTGTGATTTCAGTTGCACCGTCGGAAAGAACCGACTTTTTTACCGAACCGTCTTTTATATCGAGTAAGTCGGCAAGTCCCGGCATTGTTTCAAGCATCTTCGTTCTTGTTTTTTCGGACGCTTTTTGATAACGTCTTGATATTTTATCGAATGTGCTTGCGTTTTCCGCATCGAATTTAGCAATATCTTCCGCTGTAAGCTTGCCTTGTCTTTGAAGATTGTCGGCTTTTTTCTTTGAGTTTTCATAATCAAGCATTGCATCTTGAACGCTTTGCGTCGGTGATATTTTGCGTACACCAACATCCGCACCGCCCATAACAGCCGCTGTGAGCGAGCCTACAATGCCCGAAACGATAACGTCTTGCATATCGGGACTCTCCCAATGCAACTTGCCATCAGACGAGTTATAGATTGTTTCAAGCGTTTTGCCGACCGCTTCCGAAACCATTTCTTCAACGCCTTCGCCGACAATGTTTAAGCCAAATTGAACCACTTTGCCGAACTTAACGGATTTTGAAAGCTTGTTGATAACCTTATCCGCAAGACCTGTACCCGTGAATTTCTCAAACACACCGCCTACGAGCTTTTCAGTTGCCATTTCAACTGCGCCCGATGCAAGACCATACAAGAACGCTCTGTCAAGCGTAGGACGCGTCACATTGCCTTCTGTGTCCACGATATCGGTATTGAGTGCTTGCTCGGTAGACGTGCCTGCCGCCGACGCGCCAAGACCAACAAGGTTCGCTACTTGTCCTGCTTTCGCAAGCCCCTTTGCTGCGGTTGCCGATATCTTTCCTGCCGCTGCTGCCGCACCGCCTGCGCCTGCTGTAAGTGCAGTCACCGCAACCATAGGAAGCATTTGCCCGACGCCTTGCGCTACACCGCGAACGATGTTTTGCCCTGTTTCAGACATCTCGTTTATATAGGAATCTTCAAAATCGACATCAAGCCCTTTTTGCCGTCCCGATTCCCACATTTCGCCAACAAGGTCGCGCGCCGTCCAATCGGATGCTCTTTGTTTTAAGTCTTCATTGCCAAACCAACCGGCAAACATACCGACTGCGCCTGCACCGAAGTCAAGCAATCCCTCTCCTGCTTTGAGCATTCCGTCGAGAGTGTTCTTTGCGACGTCACCGAGCGTATCGCCCAACCTAACGCCAAAATTCGCCTTATTTTGCTGTTCAACAGCCTGTTCTTCTGTTTGCTCTTGCTGTGCGGCTTGCATATAGGCAGAAAGCGTGGGGTTTATTGCCACGCTTCCGTCATTTGATATTCTTTGCTGCGCTTGTTGAATACGCTGATTTGGTGTTCCGGTATATGTATATGCCATTTTCAGCTCCTATTAGGTTATTTGTTTGAACGCGTCGCCCCCATGCTCCAACCATCGTTGCAGAGATAGTACCATTTTCCATTTCTCTTCACATAGAAATAGTTTTTCCCGCCTTTTTCTACGCGCAAGATGTCTTTATAGGAGTAACCTGCCGGATCGGGCAAGTTCCATTTGGATGCTTCGCTTTGAGTGAATGTACCGGTGTCAGAGCCGAGGGGATCGTCACCAATAGTTTCGGAAACGGTGTATTCTCTTCCGTTATATGTAAACGTGTATTTACCGCCTTTATAGCTCGAAGCAGACACGTCGTTATATCCTCTGCCTTTCGGATAAAATTCGTTTTCTTTCTTCTCGATTGCATCTTTATATTCGGCTTTTTGAGCTTCTGTAAGTCCCGCCAAATAGGAATCGAAGTTTTTAATCGTGAGTGCATTGATTTCATCGAGCTTCGCTTGCTTTTGTTTTGCCGCACTTTCCTCATCGGAAATAAGGCTTTTATCGTAAGCAAGGTCGATATAATCATTGAGTCGCGTCTTAACGCTATCTGTTGTTTCAAGCCCGGATATATAATCTTTAGCTTTTTGGAAGTCGCTCTTTGAGAGCTTACCTTCATCGTTGAGTGTCGTTTGTATGTAGGATTGCACTTCTGCCAAATAGTTTTGATAGTTCGTGTCTGCTTTTTCGTCGCGAGCCGCCATCAAAGTGCCGTATTGGTCGGAAAAGTTCCTACTGTTTTCAAGCGAAGCTTGTTGATACGCTTGCAATGCTTGCTGTTGTGCGGTTGCTCTTGTATTTTGGACGTCTTGCTGTGCCGCCGCTTGCATATTCGCAAGCGATATAGCCTGACCTTTTGTAACACCATCGTAACCCTCGAAGCCTGCATTACCTTGAACCTCGCGTAAGTATGATGCAATCCTGTCCGCCATAGCATTATTGTTTGCCGTGTCTTTTCTCGCTTGGTTTTCCGCAAGAGCCAGTGCTTGGTTATAAGCGCTTTGCGCTTGTATATCCGACAAGTAGTTTTGGAATAGGATTTGTCCTTCGGCTCTTTGGTCGTTGGTTAGTTTTTTTGCGGCTATCGCATTGTTCAAGACAGAATAGTCTGATATGTTCTCCGCATCCCAGTCTTTTGCACTATCAATATTTTCTGAAAGGAACGTTTTCAAGCCACTCCACGACTGAGGACGATTTGACGGCGTATTTGCTGACGTCTGTCGTGCAACGTCTTGCTGTTGTGTTTCAATAGGATGCGTTTGCTCCGCGGCGACTTTTTGATATGCCGCGAGATTGTCGGCAGCTTTGGTGTTGTTTTTAATAACTTCACCTTCAACGCCATTTGTCTGTGATATGTCATAGTAGTCGTCTATGATGTTTCTCTTTTTCTTTGCCATTTTTAGTTCTCCTTGAATCCGGGGATTGTTTGTAATTCATTCGAGCTGTCTATCTCTTCGCGCGCGGCTTGTGCTCCCTTGCTTTTTTCTGTTTTTATGATTTCTACCGGCACAACAAAAGTATTATCCGCTTGCGCTTCTGCATAAAACCGTTCAAGTATATCAATTTTTCTTACCGTACCTTTACGATATGTATCGGTCGAATATAGGTATTCTTTCAAAAACGACAGTGTGCCTACTGAAAGAAACGAGCCGATTTGTATCAAACCACCGATGACCGTTGCCCATGTGGGATTGTCAACCAACCTATAGCCGTAATAACCGAACACAATCGCAAAAAGAAATGATATTGGCAATGAAAGAATTGCCTTTTTTGATATATGTTTTGCAATAGGCTCTGGAAATTTGAAAGGATTATTGTTGCGTCCGCCATCAGTTGTTAAAGCGTGTTGAGTAAGTTCTGCAAAGTGTACGTTGTTCGCCTTGCGCACACATCTCAATATTGCGTGTTTTTTTATCTTTCTTTTGAAAAACACTTTTGTTTGTCGCAACTTTGAGCGTAAATCCTTTGCATCGATTCTTGTAGTATCATCGCGGATGTTGGCAAGCTTTTCTTCTATGACAGCATCGAGCCGCGACGGATCGTCACAAAAGACGTCTTCATAATTTATCAGTTCTTTCGAAAGAATAAGTTTTCTTCGCTTGATGCGTAATTCTGCATTTTCTTTATCACAGAATTTTGGCAATAACGGCAGATAACATTCAATCTTCTTGATTGCGGCAGCCTGTTGGTTTAGCGTATCAAGGACTTTTTTTGAGTTCATACCCGATAAAACGCCTTGATAACCGAGCAACATCTTTATTGCCCAGCCAAACACAAGGGCAAAGATTCCGTCAGCAACTATTTCGCTGACGGTTTTTCCCGATTCTCCGATTTCGACGAAGTTTTTTGCCATAAAAACGACAACAACAGCACCTACGACGATGAAGCCGATGCTGTTGATTATACCGTTCTTGAATTTTTCAAATTTTGTTTCTCCCATTATACCCTACCTTGATTTTTATTTATTGCATCAACTATTGCCTGCGTTTGATTGTCAATCGAAGTAAGCGTTGCCTTTTGATCTATAACCTTTTGCGTAACTTTGACTTGATGTTGAATCGGAAGGTCTATGAGTTCGCCTACAATTGCTGCTGAAAGCAATATCTTTAAGTCTTGAATAATCGGATCGAGTGCAAATACAAGCACTAATGCTACAACGTATTTGATTATCGGATGAATGTTTTTAGGCACTTTGCCAAGCGATTTTATGAGGATTAAGACGAGTGAAATTGCTCCGCCTACCCCAAGCGATATTGTTGATTGTGTCGTCGCTGTATAAGTGTCCCACTTTAAGCCAAAAACCACCGCGAGCGGTGCTATTGACAACACGTAACCGAGAATCTGCAAAAGCACTTTTTTTGCATATGGATTCATCGGCTTTTTTTCTTTCTTTTCCTTTGTTTCTTCACTCATCGCTTGTTACCTCTTCAACTTGTGCGTCGTCAAAACAACCACTTATCATATCAACACACTGCTTTGCCGTCCCGTTTGCAACCATAAATTCGTTTTGCTGAACCATAATTGCCAAAACCTGCGCCAAAGTGTTCATTTTGTTGATAGATTCGTCCGACAAAGATTTCATTTGTTCAATCTCACTTGCAAATTGCGCAAGCGTATTTCCGACCGCTGTCATTTTGTCACAAGCGTTTTCAAGTTTGTTCGCCGTGCTTTGAAGTTTGATTGCATCCTTGTCATAATCGCCTTTTGTTGAAGTAAGTTTTTCGACTGCTTGAACGATGATTTTTTTAATCCAACCGCAAATTGCGCCGATTCCGAGCGATGTTCCGCCAAGAGCAGCAACAGCCGAGGCGACATAAAAGACGATTGTGTCTATATAATTATTCAAGTCCATTTTCGTTCTCCTTATCTTTGATTATGCAATAATCAAGTGTGACATTTTGTGACTTTCTGCATAGCGCATCAAACTCGTCTTTGGGCATAGATGCTGTAGCGAGTTTGTGCGGATTGGCAGATTCCACAATGATGCAATAACCGTCATTCCTTTTTTGTTTCCTCATTGTTTTCTTCCCCGTCTTCGTCAACGCGAGCGGTTATGCGCTCTTGTTCGGCTTGAGCGGCTTGTTCAAGGCGGATGCGCTCTTGCTCTTGCTCGTATGCGATACGTTCCGCCATTGCGTCCTCGATGGTCGTGGCGGTGCTGTCCGGGAACAGTCTGTGGTGGCTTTCGAGCGATTCCATAAAGTGGTCGTTGACAAGGTAGACGTCGCCCGTCAATCCGAGTTTTTGCTTGTGCTTTTCGATGTTTGCGTTTGTGCCGTTTTTGATAATCATAGTGCCTTTGCTCCTGCTGTTTTCTTGTCGTAAAGCGAAACGATTTTGCACGCCTCGCCTTTGGATATGATTGGTTTGATATGCTTGCTGTAATACGCCACGCCTCCGCTACACCGCATAAGCCATCCGAGTCGGGACAGTATGCTACGCGCGCCGTGTATCGTGCAATATCCGCGCTTGCGCACAAGTCGGACGTTTCGATTGAGTTCGAGCCACGCACGCTTGCGCAGGCGTTTCCGCTCGCCACAAATCGTAAATCCGAGAAAACTCAACGGGCGCGTACCCGTGCGCCATAGTTGCCAGTTCTTCTTGATTGTCAACTTGTACCGTTCATCTCGAAGAACGTCATCGAGCCTGCGCTTTGCGGCGTGAAGTCGTCTTTTGTTACTGTCCCACATTACAAGGTCATCGACGTATCGAATGTAATACGGGATATGCAGTTTCTCTTTGATATAGTGGTCTATCCGTTCAAGGTAGAAGTTCGAGAACCATTGCGACGTGTAGAACCCTATCGGCAAGCCGTTGCGCTCGTTCCGTAAAATTTTTACGGACAGTTCGAGCATGCGCTTGTCCTTAATCTTCAAAGCGAGCAGCTCCACGAGTTTGTCCGCGCTCACGCTCTGAAAATACTTCTTGAAATCGGTTTTAAGCGTATATCGCGCTTTCGAGTTGCGCTGTATCTTCTGCGCGCGCTTGATGCCGTAATGCACGCCACGTCCCTTGATTGAGCCGCAGTTCCACTCGTACATTCCGCGCATAAACACGGGTTTCATAACGATGCAGTATGCCCAGTGTACGACTTGGTCGGGAAAGAACTTCGGCACGACTATATCGCGTGATTTCCTTGCAGACCGTTCGTATATCGTCTTGTGTTTGTTCTCGGTCAGCTTGAGCGTCCCGTCTTTGAGCCATTGTTGCAACTTGTCAATGTAGTAGTCTTTTCTTTCAAGATAAGGTCGGACATAAAGTTTGTTTTTCTTGCCTCGTGACGCCTCTGCAAAAGCCTTTTCGAGCGTCGTCCGCTCACATAATCTGTCGTAAAGATAACCTGTTCTTTTCATCGTTATGTGCCTGTGTTTTGTATGCTTTTAAGTCTCTCACGGTCTTTCGAGAATAAACCTACTAAACCGTGCCTTTTACGAGATAGTTTTTTACCAAGTGGTAAGGATGCGCGCAGTCTAACTTTGCCGTTTTTGACCTAAAATTCGAGAACCGATGTTCGAGTTATAGTTGCTCGCGCTGTTGTTGTTGATGTAGAACAGACCGTAATCCGAACTCGTGTTGTTGCGACCACGGTAATAGACCGCGTTGCCACTAAAGTTCGCATAATCTCTGAATGCACGCACCCTATGTTTTGTTGTTTCGTTCTTATTCAGACGAGTTTTTGTACAAAGACTTTTCGTTGCCGCAAGGGGTTTCACCCCTTACCAACCCCTTTAAGGATTAAAGGGTAAGTAAAAGCCGAGAACCGATGCTCGAGTAATAGCTGCTCGCGCTGCTGTTGATGATGTAGAACAGACCGCAATCCGAACCCGCGCTGACGCGACCACGGCAATAGACCGCGTAGCCACCAAAGTACGCATAATCACAATAATAAGTGGAACTGCTACCACCGCTTTGTTGCGGAACTGCAATGAAAGGTTTTGACGGATCTATCTTTAGCGACTTAAAGTATCCGCTACACGAAGAGAATGTTAATTCGCCGGTCGTTGCGTCGTCCGTATAGTTGCTCTCTATGTCCGTAGCCTTATATCCTGTCAAGCCGTCAAAGAACTCTAATCCGTTACCGATAAAATCTTCGATATAGCGCCATCTCATTCTGCCGCCGCTCGAAAGTTGTCCACTCGGAACGGTTAGGCTGTCTGTTGAGCCGCAAGTTCCACCGTAACTTGTAAGCCCTTGCATTACCGCATCGCTGTTCTTTGTTGCAAATTCAATGAGCCACAAAAAGTCGAGAACGCGCATGTGATACAAGTCGAGCTGACGGTATTTCGCGCCGCGCGCCTTTGCATATTCTCTGAACTGCGCACGGGTATAGTTTCCTGATCTCGAACCGTTTCCAACCGAACGCATTTGTCCATCAACGATTCTTGCACCGTATGCACCGTAATAGAACGCATCGGAATGCGCAAGGATTTGATTTTCCCCGACCGCCATTGCGGCAGGTGCAACAGCAATATCCGTGATGTAATGGTTGCTATCGTAACCGATTCGCCAGTACATTGCCGGAACGTAAACGAACACATCGCCGTCGATGGTTTCTCGTTGCATTTGGTTGAAGGGGAATTTGTCATCAAAATCAGATGAGATAACATTGTTGCTCATTGTCCACGACAAGCCCACTGCGTCGTCTGTTCTTGTAAGTGCAGGCTCGCTTTGATACAATCCCGAAACGCCGAGAATAACGTTTTCGCCGTACCAAAAGCCGAACGTTTCGCTTTGATTGCTCTCAACGCTCGTGCCTGTACCCTTGACATAAACTTTGTTGATTGCGTTTTGCGTGAAGCCGAGATTAGTAACATCGACGTCGAGTGTTCCGCCGTCTTCACCGCTATATGTCGCGTCCCCGACTTTTGCGCCGTCGAGATATATCTCATAATTTGTGGCGGCAGCTCTGCAGTTTGTGATTTGCAGAGTCGTACCGTCTTTTCTGTGAACGTGCGGTCGGCTATAATATGTCACGGCGTTTGACATATCGCTGTCCGTATAGCCCGTCGCTTTTGCTTTTACTTTGAGTTGCCTTTGCCCGTAAGGGATAAGCAAAGACAAAAGGTCTATTTGTGCCATTTGTATTCTCCTATGCTTATGTTTACACTACTTCCGTTATCTTGACCTTGCAATAGCGGTTGTAATAAGTCGATGATGTTGATGTTGTTGCGTATTGTTTCAAGACGTCGATAAAATGCGCGCCTGCTGTCACGTCGAGCGTGAACGAACTCGTTGTTGTGCTGCTGCCGCTCGATGCCACTTGGTATTGTGACGATGACGGTTGCGTGCTGTTAGATTTCGTAAAGGCTTGATCGAGTTTACCGATAAACATTCTGACGTACGAAGTGTACGGATAGAATGTGTATTCGATCTTGACTTTTGTCGCTTTCGGCGCAAGAATGCCTATGCGCATGTATGCATAAGTGTTGGCGTACGAGCTGCTCGTGTTCGTCTTATACGAGCCGTCAGTTTGCTTTGCCCATTGCGCCGCAGGATCGAGCGTGTATGTGAACAACATTGATTGTTCTGCCGTTGCGTCGATATCGGGCTTATAAACTTCGCCGTCTGAGTACAGGTCGTACTTTTCCGAATAGAAAACGTCACCCTCTTTGAGAAAGCCGTCAACGACTTTAAGCGTGTCGCTTCCCTCAATTGATATAAGCGGTTGCATCAACTTTGGCGTAACTACGCCCTCTGCCGATACGCCGATATACCCGCCTGCCGGGACTTGCTTTGTTCCAACGAGATTGTCGCTGTCGTAAAACTCGTACGTTTGCGCAAACGCAACGTCGGACACTTCGAGTTCGTCCGTGTCTGCCATCGAGATAACGGGTGCGATGAGTTTTCCGCCATCCGTCACTTCGCCGCTGTATGCCGTTTTGAGTGGCGCGGTGGTCGTGACTTCGCCTGTGTACGGGTTGTATGAGTATTCCACGTCTTCGCCGTTGCACTTAATTGATATGCTTGCCGGCAAGTGGTATCCCTCTGATGCCACAATCGTGAACGCGAATGTCATTCCGCTTGTCGTCTTCTCGAAGTCGAAGTCTGACGTGACGTTCTTCATGCCGTTTACGAACGCGTACACCGTGATGTCAATCGCGTTGCTGTCCGGGCTGTCCAAAAAGCCGACACCGTGCGCTCGAACCGTGAACGTGTAAGGTTGTGCTTGCAGCGTTGTGAGCAAGAGCGATGTTTTATCCACTCGCGTGACTTCCGCGCCGCCCGACAACACCTTGTACCCTGCCACGAAGTTGCCGTTCGTGCTTGGGTTGGTTATGTTCAGATTGTTGCCCGACTTCGCAATGGTCACGGGGTTCAGCTGCGGATGCACGTCGCTGACGGTATATGCGCCGACGATAACCTTGCCGTCATCGCCGTACGCCTGATACCCTTGCTTAATCTCCGCCGCCGTCGCAGGATTTGTGAGCGTTTTTAGCGCCGAGCCACCGCCGCCGTGTCTGACTATATATGCATCTGCCATAAACTCACCTCACGATTTGCAACTTGATGTTGAGTGCAACAGACGGCTTTTGCTTTGCATAAACCTTGATTTTGCCTGCGAAAGTGACGATTCTGTATACCTTCGCCCACGCTTCTTCTTCGGCTGTTGCGATGTTAAAATCATCGGATGGGACAAGATCTACAACGGGTGTGTCTGTTTCGAGAATGTCCGACAATTCTATCTCTTGCGTAAACGGCGAACTACCACTCCACGACGTGCCTATTGTTGCGGTCTTGTTTAAGACGGTTGCTTTTGTTCCAAGTCCTGTTGACAGTTGAGCGATGTTTTTTTCCGCAGACGTGAACAGTGCATCGATTTTGTCCATATTGTTCCCGTCTACATTGCCGAAACATTTTTCAACGTTTTCGTAGGCATCGCCGCTGTCGCCATCAAACTTGAAAAGACCGTGTGTCGTAAGTGCCATGTTTCACCTCTCTTAAAGCATTTTGCAAGACGCTTGTCCGATGGGAATAACAAGAAGCTCGTTTGGGTTGAGTGTGATCGGCGTTTCAAGTTCAAAGTATAGCGACGCGTTGCTTGTGCCGCTTCCGTTGTATAAAACGATATACTTGATGGAGAGTGCATTTGTGCCGCGGTATGTATCGAACTTAATCTCTTTACTGTTCTTGATTGTTACAGAGCCGTCATCGCCGTATGTTATATTATTGAAATAGATGTTTTCGGAGTTACCGTATTTACCAACGGCTTCTCTTCCACATCCGTATCCCGCCGGAGGCTCAACAAAACCACTGTAATATTTTGAACTGTTGACTGTCGGCGCACTCGATGCTAATCCTGCACCAAGATAACCGTCGCCAAGATTGAATGATGATGTGTTGCCGAAAAGCTCTTCCAAAAAACCTTTCTTAACTGCTGGTGCTACTTTTCCTGACATTGTTTTTGTACCTCGTTATTTTTATTCTTGAACACGAATTAAACATACCTGTTCAAGTGTTTGTCCTGCTTTGAAAAACTCTGACATTGTTTTTCCTATTAAGTCTGCCATTATGGCGTGCCTGTATCTGATTATTGCAATATCCATCGACAAGTCGCTTGCAACTTCAGATACGATGCGTTTTGTGTTGACTTTTTGTGGCATTGATTGAATTTCAAAGTCTGTTTCTTGCTCGATTTGCGGTTTTTTGAGTGTTGGCACGACGGGGATTATGGTCGGTTCTATGCTCATTTCGACGTAAGCATCTAACACTTCTTTTAGCGTTAATTTGAACACTGTTACGGCAATGCCGAGTTCAAATTCGCTTGTTTGTTCCGCAAAAACATCCTCTATGGTCTTTGCCGATGGTGTTGCCGCCGGAGTTATACTCGTTTGTGCATCCGCCGTCGTTTCTTTTCCTGTTCTAATGGATGGTTGTGTTACGATTTCTGCTCCGAGCTCAACGAGTATGTCGCCCAAGAATGCACCCGCTCCGCGCTCTGCAATGAGATTTTGAATGAATATTTCGACTTCTCCAAAAACAACTTCATTTACATCTTTACCACCATTGCCTTCTGCATTTATCGAAAGAGAGTTTATTCCTGTCGATACGGATATGCCTTTTGCTTCTTTACCTTCGTTGCACTCCGTTTTTGTTATTACAGCGGCGGCATTGAGTTCCGCGCCGCACGGCGCATCTTTGCCAACATTGCTTTCTGCACTTGATGCAACGCTTGTTTTAACCTCAACTCCGCATTTAGGTACAACATTGTAGTCGAGCGACATCGCATAAAGTATCGGTTTTAGTTTTTCAAGGTATGTCCTAACGTCTTGCATACTTATACCTTTTCAAGGATGAAAATATCAAAGTTGATTCCGTCGTTGCTGAACACATACATTGACACTCTCGCATTGTTTGACGGGTTATATTCGCCGACATTTGTTCCGTATTGCATCAAGGCAACGTTCTTGCCGTTTGATTCAACACTGACCTTTGGTGCTTCGTCGCCCGTAAAGAACATTAAGCCGGAGTAAAACCCTTCTTTTGCGTCCAACGGGACGGTGATTTTCACACTTTGCGCATTTTTCGTGTATGTTTTTATGACATTATTTGCAAATGTGTGGTCGATTGCTGTTGTAATTTCGTCCGTTTGGTATCCTGTCGGCTTAATATCCTCGACGGATGTTTCTATTTTGCCAAGCGCGGTGTTTGCGGCATCTGTAATACCGTCAATGCAGTCGCAGAGGTATTCCGTCGGCGCAAACATCGCTTCTTTAACGTCCGCTTCTTTTTTCCCTTGCTCTGCCGGGCGTGTAGATAATGCATAAACCGATTTACGCTTTAGTATCTGTCGTTGTTCTTCCGTGATTTTAGGGATATTCATATCACCACACTCCCTTGTTAAGTCTGTTTATCTTATATTCAACCGTCAAGCTGTACACACAACAGTCACAATCGTTGTCGGATATAAAGCGGAACAGTATGTAGTTAAAATCGCTCTTCATGTGTTTTGTGTAAGAAGACTCAAACCCTGTATTGAACGTGAAGTTGCCGAAGTTAAGGTTGCTAAAATCAAACACATCAAGTCCTTTTGAATCAATCTCTTTAAGACCGTATGCGTTTTTGGTTTCGTAACCAATCTTAATTACGCCATTCGTGATTTGTTGCGCTGCGAGCGTCATTCTTGTCAATACTTTGATATAATCGCTTGCGCCCATATCCATAATCGGCGTATACCACTCTGCAACGACATTTTTCACAATATATTTGAAGGCTTTTGCGTCAATCGCCGCATTGTTGTATTTTGCGAGAATATATCTTTCCTCTACTGCATTGCCGTTATCGTCTGTACGGTCGTAACGATTGTATAGTTCGATATATTTCGCACCTTCAAGTGTTTTTATTGCTTTTACTTTGACAATCTCTCCGTTCAAGTCGCACAAAAGGCGGAATGTGCCTGTTGGAGATATGATTTCGCCACTTTCTTTCGATAATTCAAACGTTGCCGTGCCGACATCTATATTCGAGATAAAGTATTTTGTGTTGAGTTCAATACCCAAACCCGTGATTGAATCCGCATAGACGACTTGCCCCTCGTGAAGCTTGATTATTTCATCATACGTGACTGCAATTTTGGTATTTACACCCGTCGCATCGAGAGTAAAACTGTTGCTATCGAATAACAGACGGTAAATACTGCCCTTAAAATATGCAAGGTCGCCATCGACGAAGTCTGCCACAACGCCATCGTGTTGTATCCTATTGTTTGTCAAATCGAAAGTGACGGCGTTTAGCTGCTCGTACTGCCTATCCGTGAACTCATCGTCGAATACACAAATTCTCCCGTCGGTAGTGCCAAAACACAGCTCATTATCGATAACAAAGAATCGACGAATAGGGCAATTGTCCCAATACCACCACTCATAGTTATACGTATCCGCCATATCGCCTTGTTGAGTAAACACAAAACGAGCGTCTGCAACATAGACATATCCGTCAATTGCAACGTAAAACTTGTTGTTATAAACAATAGAAACGGCACTTGCAAGGTTTTTATGCTTCTTTAGCAATGTGTTTATCAACCTGCTACGCTCTTTAGCAACACGCTGTTCGATTGCAATTGAATCGCTATTGATTTGTACTCCAAATACACCTTGCTTTGACAGAAAAAGTGCATCGCCGTTGAGCATCCCGATTGCATCCATTGATACAACGCCTTGCGTAATATATTTGCCTGTTGTGAGATAATAACCTTCCGTGACAGACGTCATATCTTCGCTTATTGTGGTTGCAACACCCGTTCTTATATAAAGTGTCGGCTCTGATGCACTATCTTCCTTAAAAATAGCAAGGGACTCGTCGCCCAATCTTTGATATCCCATAATACGTGTGCTGCTCGTGCCGATCGAGCATAGATTTTTACTCGGGAAATAGGTAAAATCTTCTGCGTTGCTCCAATAGTCATAGTTCGGATAGTCGTCGCATCCACTAACAAAAAGTGTGTTTGCATTGCCTTTCGAGCCAAATAATGCGCCAAAACGACAATCAAGTATGCGGTTTGCATATCTTGCATCGTCTTGTGCTATCGTGACCGTGATATTTGCTTCGCCCGATATAGTATGAGGATGCACTGTGAGATAAATCTTGCCTTCATCGAAGTCTATCTCGCCCCATTTGCGCGAATTTGCACACGTTTTAGTCTTTTCATCGGTAGGATCTGACGATATTCTCGCATTGATTATCTCGTATTTTCTTGCAGGCATGTCTGAAACAGTCAAATTCCAACCATCTTCACCGATATTGTTGCAATCTTCGAGTGTATATGTGTTGTTCCCCGCTGCCGTCACAACAATTTCAAGATGCTTGATATCTTCATTGAAACTATCTTTCCATATAATGCTGTAAGCCTCGTTCTCGTTAAGTCTTTTTGCTATAGCGAATTGAGTTGCTGTGCCATTGAGCGAGTATTTGAGTACGAGCATATTAGCATCGCTCGTAGGCTCGCCGTACACGCTAAAATCGTGCGCTTTTATGAGATATTGCTTATTATCTGATGAAAGTCTACCGATGTTTTTAAGCGTTTTTATGTCGGTATCAAACGTGACTGTCTTTCCCGATAAATCTCTTTGCGCGCTTACATCGTCAGCACGCAAATTTCTTGTCGCGGTTGCGCTTATAAGACTGCCAATTGATAGCTTGTATTCTGTATTGTCGCCTGTTTCTTCGTTATAATCTTTTGCTACCATCTCAAAGGGAGTTACATCGAGATTCTTTTCGTCGAGTTTGTAAGTACGTATTACAGGCACTGTGGCTGGGACATCCGCCGTTTCGGTATTCTTGTAGTAGTCGCTACCTATAAGCGTGTTCTTTCTTCGAGAGTTGAGGATATTGACGTCACGCATTGTTTGGCGTTTGCCATATTCAACAACAGAACCATTTTCATAATAATCGGTTTCTTCGGGAGATATGTTGCCCGTCGTAGTCGGAATGTATGAATTATCGTCGTTGTAAACGCGACGGAATTGCAGTTCGCCACTGTATACGCCAAGCACAAGAAAGTCGCCGCAGCCGATAAAATATGCCTTATCGTTATCAATGAACATTTGCACCGCACGATTTTTAAGGCGTGTTGTGTCAATGTTGTTCTTTATGAAATTATTGTCGAACATGCTTTGCCATGTACCATCATCATCCTTCATAAAAAACTTTGTGCCTGCGTAAGCGATGTTTATAGTCTTATGTGCGATTGTAAATTTGAAAAGTCCGTTAATAGGCAATCCGTTTCCGCTTGCATCTTTAATACGACCAAATTGACGCCAGCCCGGACGTTTATGATTGTTTCCGTTTTTGCTGATAAAATTGCGCATTGCGGAAGCGCGATATGGTTCGACAGCATAAACAGGGCTTGCCGCATCCACACCGCGAAAGCCTGTTAGTACAATTCTTTTTCTGTCTTTCTTTACGATATCGGTATCAAAACGCATTTACTACTCTCCAAAAACATTAACCACACTTGACTGCGCTGCGTGATCGTTTCTCTTCAGCGAATCGAGTGTTGCTTCAAAAATATTTCTTGCTTGCGCGGCAAGTGACGGCTCGTCTTCTTCGTACAATTCTGCTTTAATAAGGTATGGTATGATTTCGGCGATATCGTCGGGTATATTTATTTCAGTGCTTGAAAGCGCGTTGAGTGCCACTCTCTGCACTTTAGGCTCATACATAACAATGTATCTTTCTCCAGAGCGCAACGGCATTAAAACAAGTGCTCCTGCCTCTGTTTGGAATGATACGGATGGATTGTATCCGCATGCGGATTCGAATATAACTCTCTCAATATCAAATAGATCCGGGATGAGTGTTTGCAAATCGTATCTCGCGTGATAACCGTCGTTATTGCATGGTGTTACACTGTCAATTGCAAAACTCTTCAGCGGCAATACTTGTGCGCGCTGTATGCGCATTAAGGCTCGGTTGATGCAAGCCTTCATATTGACTGTGTATTTGCGATATTCTTCGCTTTCAAGCAAGTCTATGTCTTGTTCGGATAGGTCTTGCTCGTAGTTAGTGAACATCAATGCAAGTGCGTTTTTTTCAATATCGTTGATCGTCATGCTGACACCTTCAGATTTAGTGTGGCGGAAGAAACAAGATTTGAACTTGTACGAGACTGTTGTGTCCCGGAAGGATTAGCAATCCTCTGCGATGCCAATTACGCCATTCTTCCGTGATCACGGGGCGGGCGGCTTGCGCCGTCGGCTCCCGTGATGACTGTACTGCCATTTAGGGTACAGTGCGGTTCGTTATGCCTTTAGGCTTTGTACTTCGCGACAACGACCTTTGAATCGTTCGTGAGTGCCGTACCGTAACGTTTGATAGCGGTTATGAGCCACGTATCATCTGCGTTGCGATAGTCGGGATGGACTTGTGCTTCTTTCTTCAAGAACACTTTCATTGCGGGCGTACCGTCGTCCACTTCCGAATCTTCGTTTTCGAGTTTGATGATGGGGTTCAAGTACGTTGCTGTGCCTGCATACGTTCCGCCGAGAGCAATTGTGCCTGCCGCACTCGTCTTTCTGCATTCGGGAGCATTTGCAAGCGCAATGCCGTACTCACCAACTTTCTCTTTGAGTGTGATGACGCCTGCGCTGTTGCTTGCCGAGATTTTTGCGCTCGCGTCTGCCGTGATGGCCGCTACGAGACCTGCTGCAACGTTTTCCGCTGTTGCCGCTGTTGCTTTGAACGAGTATTTCTTTCCATCAACAAGAATGGTGAATACATCGCCTGTTGCGACTGTTCCTGCTACCGTAACGGTGCGCTCGCCTTGTACGCCGTCTTCGTGTCTTACTCTGTTCGAGAGTTGAATCCACGTTTGTGCGATTTTGCCGAGAACGCCGGTGGGAACTACGCTCTTTTCGAATTTGTCTCTGCTCTTGAAGTTTTCGTCTTTCAAGAGTGAGGGATATTGCATCGGATGTACGAACATCAATTTCTCAACGCCCATTTCTTCATCGCCAAACATTGCTTCTGCTTCAACGACGCCGTTGTAGCCAATTACGCTTGCGCTGCCGTTGAAAACGTTCGGTGCTTCGTATGCGGTGTCAAACAAATCGCTTTCAATTTTGTCTTTGATTGCTTTTGCGAGTTGTCTGATTGCTGTTCCTTTGGGATCGCCTTCGCCGTCATCGATTGCTTCCGATGACAATACAACACCTTTTGAAACTTTCTTGACGGTGTATTCGCCCTCTGTGAAGCTCATCTTCGTGGTGTCGATGACCTCGCCTTCTGCGGTGTCTTTTGCCGCGCCGATATAACCCCACTTCGTCACTTTGACGGTGTTGCCCGGTCTGCCGTTGAGCGTTTTGTCGACTTTGATATATTTGATGAGTTTGAGCATAGAATCAAGAGTCTCGTTGAGCATATCTTGACATACTTCTCTGACAAACACATTTTCTGTCATAGTTTTTTGTTCTGCCATATTAGTTTCCTACCTTTTGATTATTTTGTTAGGCTCTCATACAACGCACGATTTTCTTGGTAGAGTCTGGCACGTTCGTCCACACTCATTTTCCTGAACTGTGTTTTTGTAATTCCCGGGTTTGCGCTTCCGTTTGTCTGCGCCGAGCCTACTCCCGATTGTTTTTTTGCCGCTTCTGACGTCAGTTTTGCCGCAACATTCTTTGTAATGTCGGATATGATTGCGTCGTATTCGTTGTACACGTCATTGAGCGATTTACCTTCGTTACCGATGAGCAATGCTTGAAAGAGCTTGTCGTTTTGGAGCATATCGTTTAGATTTAAGTCGGGATGTTCTTTGCGAAAATCGTTCACGTCTGATACGATTTTTTGCTGATATTCCGCTTTTTCTGCTTCCTTTTTCGATTTCTCTTTTTGTTCTCTGTCGATTTCGTCGGCATAGTCTTTAACCGGATCTCCGCCCTTGTCAGATATTGCTTTCATTCGGAGATACTGTTTGACTTCTTCGGCGTTTGTGATAGGCTTTTCGGTGTATGGGTTTGTTTTTACAAACTCGATAACACTTTTTACTCGCTCTTCTTCGGCGGCAGTCATACGCGCCTTTTCGATAGCTTGTGCTTGTTCACGTTCGCGCCTTGCTCTCGCATATTCCGCGTTCTTCTCTTTCGTTTGAACGGGCTTCTGCTCTTTTGCTTCGGGAGCGTTCTGCGATTCACTCTCTACGGGTGCCGTTGTTTGCTCTGCTTGTCCGGTTGATTGTCCATCAGCCGCAGTGTCCACAACGTCTTCGTTTGTTTCCGCAGTGTTTTTGACTTCTTCGGTCATAGTGTTTTTCCTTTCCATTTTTCCGCTGTCGGTGCGAGTGTATTATTCTACATCGATGTTTGCATTCGCCGCATTAGCGATTATTTGCGCAAAATCCGATGCGTCATTATGGTATTGTTGAGCCGCGAGTTCGGCTTGTTGCCTTGTATTTTTCTCCTTTCGGTTCTCATTAAACGCAAGCGCGAGATCTCCTCGCAATTTTTCGTTCTCTCCTGCAATTTGAGAAACGGCATTCAATTGGTTTTTACTTTTCTCGCATTGCTCGATAAGTGCCTTAATTTGTTCATCGCGCTCGGCAAGTTGTATCTTGAGTTGCATGTTTTCTGCATATTCAGCCTGCTTTATCAGTTCGAGCAAGTGGTTCTTGTCTGACAGTGCATCTTCGGGATATGCTTCGAGCCATTGACGTGTGGTTATCAACCCTTCAGCTTTGAGCTGATCTATAACCGTGATGTCGCCTGCAGGGGAGCTTGTCGTTCCCGATGTCACTTTTGCAACAACAGTAAACTCGGTGTTGTTGTATTTCTTTGCAGAGAATACGGCGTTTTCCATTGTCATTGCACCGCTCTCGTTCGACTTGCGTACTTTATACTCCGTGTCGTCGTAATAGTACATGCGGTAGAATTGCTCTGCGATTCGCCCGACTTTTTCAAGCACTCTCCAAAAAGCTTTGCGGTTTTCTTCGTTTGGCAGCTGTGCTTGCGATTGTAGTTGCGCGATTGCTGCACCGCTCATATTGGCGGATATGCTTTCGCCGTTCATCACTTCCGTTGCGCCCACAACCGTTCTCGTATAAGACAAGAGGTTGTCTGTAAGCGTAAATACTGCCGAATTGAACGCTCCGCCCGCTACGCGCTTAATGCCATCGCCTGCGGTACTGTTATCAACTATAATTTGTCCCGGTTCATTGGTTATCTTTTGATTGCCGAGCGCGTTTGGTTTTACAATCCACTTGCTCCAACTCTCGTTTTGCGCTTGCAACAGTTGCAAGGCTTGTGAGAAGTTAAAACACCTTTGGTTTGGAATCAGCCCTTCAACCTCGCTTATGCCGTATATGCAATCTTCACGGGGGATGTACTGCCCTACTGCCAACGGATACATTGTCGGTGTATACGCGCTAAACAATGGTTCTTCTTCTGTATCGGATGTGTTGTCGGGAGTGTCCCCGTTTGCTTCATCGACTTTCTTGCCGAAAATCTGCTCGTGGACTTTTTCATATTCAGGGCGAAGCGGGAATGCATCACGAATGACAGTTCCTCTCACGCTCTTCTCGCAGTAAACTTCGCCATCTATCTTGAAGTATTTGACAAGCACGGTACACATTTCCGTTCCGTCTTGTTCTGTTTTATTGTTGCTTTTTTTAACATCTTCGTCGTCTGCAACAATAAGCTTCTTGTCTATGCCTTTGGGAAGAGTGCTTCGTATGGCTTCAACTTCTTCTCTTGTTGAGATGATGATATATTTCTGTTTCTGCTCGTCCTTTTGCGACGGATCGCAAAATATAACGTTTCGAGGATCGAGCGACTCCATTCGAAGTGCGCCCGTAACTTTCCCTTTTTTGCCTTTTGCCTGCGCGTCCCAATACACATGAAAGAGATATGTGCCTTTGATTGCGCCGTTGTATATAGCCTCTCGGTAGACGCTCTCCGCGCCCATTTCTTTGAATTGATAGTCCGAGAATTGTGTAAACTCAATCGAATCGTTCTCTTGAGAGTCTGCCTCGTAGGTAATGCGACATGGTTTGTTGTTCATGGCAGACATTTTGTTGTTCACTATCATTCGTACAAAGTTAGTAACAGGACGAGGTAACATCTTCGTCCTATCAGTGACCTTTCTGCCCCACTGTCTGCCTTCATAGAAGTCTATGTTTTCACGAATGGTTGCATCGAGTGCTATGGACGCCTGAAAACGTTTCCCTTGCTCGTATTGCTCCCATGTTTCCGCGGCACGGTCTTCTCTTGTTTTTGTCGTTTTATCATTCATGTGTTCTCTCCGGTCGTTTTACGGCTTCGCCGTACATCCACTCACTCAATATGTCTGCGGCATCGGATTCCGAAATCTCATGCTTATTTTTATCGTCTTTGTCGGCGGCGCGTTGGCAAAGTTCCTTGATAAAATGCTCTTGTACCTCAACATTGCTTTGAAGCACGTTGACCTTATCGTTAAGTCGAGCCACATCTCTTTCGAGTGCCGTTATCTTGATTAAAAGTTCCGCTTTTGTCATATCCACTCCATATATTCGTTGCCGTTCACATAAACGTTGTCATAATCATCGTCGTCTTCGTCAATGTCCGGTTCCGGTATGTCCTTATAGGTATGGTCGCCCTGTTCTGACACAAAGTGCGTTATCATCAACGCCATGATTAGATCGTCGTGTTTGCCTATAATCGCTTCGGCTTTTCCTTTATCGTTTCTAACGAATGTGAGCATTTCGTATAGTGTTTGAATGTCACACACAATATCACCGTCGCTTTCACGCCACTTTCTTTTGAAGTCGGCAATGATGGTCGGACGTGTAAACGCGGTAGTTTTGAATCCGTATTTCAGCTCTATCGGATTTTTTAGCGAGTCTATTCTCTCTCGCATATACAATCGCGGATATTGCGCTCTTTGAAGCCGTCTTGTCGGCTCATACTCAAAGTTGACTTCAATTCCTATGATTGCGCCGTTGTAATATTGTCCGAGACAATAGATTTGGTCTGCATACAAGTCGTCATCTATCTTTTGGCGGCGGTATACTGCCACTTGCTTGCCTGTTATGTTGTCTATCACATGAGCAGTGAAATAGTCGCTTCCGTCGCCTGCGGTATCTCCACCTATTGCATACGGCTTTTTGCCGCGTTTCTCATCGCTGTAAGGCTCTTCATAGATTGAGATGTCGCCTGCTGCGTCATCCACCCATCTAATGTCCTTGTACGCGATTGTGTCGTTGTCTGTCGGTTCTATGTTGTAGGTAAAATATCCGCGTTTCTTCGGCTGCAATGCCTTGCACTCGTTTATTCGCCTTATAACAAGCTCGTTTCCAAACTCACACTCGCCCGATGCGATAAATGCTTCTTCCGGGAAGCACGGATATTCCTGCTTAATTGAGTTTTTGTCGATATAGAGGTTGTATTTCTTAACGTACCACGCTATTTGCCTGTCGGATATGCCGTTTTCTCTCAACCATTTAATACGATTGACAAGCCACTCGTCTTTTGCTTGCTCTATGACTGCGACATCGTCCGAGACATACTCTTCGCTTCGCCACCATTCGTAAAACAAGTTGTCGCAGCTCTCGCTATCCCATAGGTCTTTTGCCTCGTTGTAGCCGTTTGCGGTCGTTTCATAAATAACTATCGCGTTTGGCGTCAATGCTTCGCCGATAGACTTTTGTAAATCCGACATCAAGCACTCATAAAATGCGACCTCTGAAAAGTGGCAAAATTCGAGCGTTTTGGAACGTCCGAGTTCTTTCGATGCCGTTGCAACGCGCCACGAGCTATTTAGCTTGTCAAAGTACAATTCCTTGCGGTTGTTAAACTTCTCTGTCGGTTTGAGTATGCCCGGGAGTCTGTCATATACCGCACGAGCCTTATCGTTGAATATGCTGTCTGTATTGATCTGCGCGTTTGCTACCGTGAAGCCTGCAAAGTTTCGACGAGTGATTGCGTATGCAAGCTGTATTGCTGTGATAAGCGTCGTAAAACCTTGCTGTCTACCTTTTAGCACATATATCGGTATACCCGGCGTTCTGTGTTCAAGGTGTTGGATAAAATCCCTTTGTACCTCGTTAAAGAAGAACGGCACGGTCTTTTGTTTTTTGTCAACGACTGTAAACGCTATCTCGATGAGCTTCCACGGTGCGCTTTTTATTTCTTCTCGCAGATTGTCGTTGTCAAGAACATATCGGACGGCGGATGTTACAAGTTGCCCATCATAAACAATATCGTTGCGTTTTTCCCAAGAACGTTTTCTCTTCTCGACTATTTCTACTAATGTCATCATTCCGGGAAGTCCTCGAACGTCACACTGACTCTTGATGTTTCTTTACCTTGCGACAATGCTCTCTTGTCGTACAAAATGCCGACAGTGTTCGCTATCTTCGCCGTATCTTCGCATTTAAGCGCGCTTATTTTCTTTGCAAGTGCTTTGATTTGTTCGTTTGACAGTTCTTCGCCATCTTCCTTACAAGCGGTTATATAGTCTTCTAACAATTCATCCAAAGCTTCGTGAGCATCAATTGCCCTGTTAAAGTTCTTTTGGATGAGATTTATGCCCTTGTTTATGCAGTCGGATGTGGTTTCCTCAAACCTTTTTTTATAATCTTCGCGGAGTTCGGCAAAGTCTTTTGTTTTTTCGCAAGACTTTTTCCAATCGTCGATAGTGCGAATAGGAATGCCCGTCTGTGCATTGATTTGCTTTGACGTCATTCCTGCGGCAAGAAGGTGTGTGACCTTGTTTCTATCGCTTTCGCTGTACTTACATCCTCTCATTGTTGTTTAAGTGGCGGCGGAGCTGATGAAAACACCAATACCCCGCCCTTCATGGGGTTTCAATTGTCGAAGTGGCAGGATTCGAACCTGCGCTTTTCAAGATACAGAATTTCTTGCTCCCTACCTCTGGGCGACACTTCGATGGGCAAGCGACATTTCTTCCAACGCACAATCTATTGATTAGGGTGATTGTAGTCGCACGCGATCGTATTGATAAGGGGGAAAATTATGATGATTCAAATCCCATTGAACCTATCTGTATAATATCGTGGCGCGTTGTGACATTTTGTGACATGTTTCAAAAAAAGAACAGGGCTATTGCCCTGCTCTATTGTCATATCCGCTCATTTGCGCGATTTTGAGGATAGCGTCGTTTATGTATCTGCATAAATGTCTGTCTGTGTAACCGAATTTGTTCGCTGTCTTCCATAGCGGCTCTGCGTTGATATAGTGGTCTATGATAACCACTTTTTGTGTCGGTTCAAGCCGTTCAATGAGTCGCATATACTGTATTTCAAGATTGGTAAAGTCGTTTATACTTTTTTCAAGCTCGCTCAGAACAGTATCGATTTGTTTTTGGATCTGTTTGCTTTTCAGACAATCGGCACATTTCTTGTGCAGCTCAACCATATCGAGCATTGTTGCTATGCTTTGCGATTTCTTCGACAAAGAGCGAAGATCTTGCTTAACTTGTTTCGGTGTCATCACCTTCATATTCCCCCAGTTTACGTTTACATTCTGTCGCAATACATTTGCCGTTTACTATGTATTTGCAGTTACTCGGACACAAATGGTTTATCTGCATGAATTTTATCTTCTCCTTGTCATCGTTCTTTTTTATTTCCAGTAGTTTAATTATCAATGTGCTTGAGATGCAAATTGCATCAAAGCCAAACAACATTATCATAAAAGCAAATGTACCGCGCTCATCGTTTGAGAATGCACAGACGGCAAGCCCGGTGATAACAATTGGCGCAAGGAAAAGAGTTGATTTTAGGATAATTTTGAATAGATCTTTCATTGCGCCCGTATCTCCTTGATGAGTTCGTCAACATACTTTTCGCATTCACATATTGCACTATATCCCGTCAAATTGTTTCTTTCTAAACATTCGTGTTTTTGATTGGTAAGCACATCTTTTACGTTGTTCAACACGTCGATTTGTGCTTGCTTGATTTTCGCTTTCAACTCTCCAATTTCGCGACATTGACTTTTCAAACTTTCCAACGCGCTATTGAGTTCAGTGTTGCATTGCCCAAGCGTTGTTTTCAACCGCTCAATCTCTTTCTCTTGTTCGGCTACAATGTCAAATACGCTCATAAACAGATTAAATTTGCAACCGTGTTTATTCCGTTTCTCCATATCAAGTATAGGGCAACCAGTACAATCTTGTGCGCCACAACAAATTACGAACGCCTTTTTAATATCTTCTTTTGTCATTTTTCTATCTCCTTGATGAGTTCGTCGATTAAATTACAAATATGATATGTTTCGATTGCTGCCAAGCCGACGGCTCTTTCTTTCAACTCGTTTAGCATATCGATTTTGGCTCGCTTGATTTTGTTAGGCATTTCGTCACAATAACAATCGAGGTCGTCTTGCGCGTTCCACTTTTCATTACGGAGTTCTTCGCATTTGTCTTTCAACCGCTCAATCTCTCGCTCTTGCGCTTTAAGTCTTTCAAACGCTCGACTGTAATTATCCTCAGATTGTTTAAGAGCATTTTCAAGTTCTTTGTTTTCGGCTCTGTATTGCTCAATCGTGTTACGAGCCATTTTGTCAGTATCCCTAACTTCTTGGCGAAGTCGCTCAATCTCGGCTTTGTACTCGGACACGTCGCCGTAACCTTTACCCATTGCATAAACAAGTTGTCTGTCGTAGTTGGGGCAGCCGCCTTTCCACCTGTCTCCTATGAACCTCGATATATCTTCGGGGTTATATGGACACAAAGCGCAACTATGATATTGTTTACATGTGTTAACCATTTGTCTTATTTCTTGTTCAGTCTTCATTGCCGTTCTCCTGTTTTTATTTCGCCATCCGCCTAATCCTGTAA